CGATTCATCGGACATATATAGAATATACAGACAATTAGAAGCATGGGTTGATTTACAAATGAAATTGCGTAGCTATATATATCCTGATTATCAATTTGCATATAATATTATTCCAACAACGATTTTTGATGTAAATGATAATATTGATTTACAACTTAAATTAGCACAAGCATCTATTATTAATAAATCTAAACTCGCTGCTTCTAGCGGAATTAATCCTGCAAAAATGTTAGGCAATACGGTATTAGAAAATTTTATATTAGGAGATATTTTTGGGAGTTGGCAACCATTAAAATCTTCATACACTCAATCGGAAAACGACAAAGATGATGGTGGAAGCCCTATGAAAGATGAAACAGAAATTAGCAAGACAACAGAAAATACTCATAATAATGATGGTAACGATCCTGATAACAGAGTATAATTACATTCTATAAATTTTCTAAATATTTCAACTCATCTTCTGGCACAAACTGCTGAATTAATCCGCAATTAGGGCAAACAAATATTTTCGAATGTATACTACTTTCTCTATCAGGTATACCAAATCCATCACCTTTATGCGTTATTGCACTATCTATAAAAGTATTGTTTTTAACAAATTTCATTTCAATATCGCATATCGGACAATTTTTCATTATACAGCCTTCTTTCAAATGAATATAAAAGTAATTATAGCAAAAACAAAGATAACATTCAATAGATTGGAGAACTTTATTTATGAAATGTGAAAAATGTGGCAATATATCTGAATACATTGAAAGCAGATATGTTGTAAAGGCAGGACAATCCTTTTTTAGCAACGGATCACCTATTCCACAATCTTATTATGGATTTACTCATATTCCATGCTGTGAAAAGTGTGGAACACCATTTCAAGATTATAAAAACTTATCAACATCAGAATTTTTGAGTTGGTTACAAGAAATGGATGAAACAGTCAGTAGAAAATTAAAAGGCAAAGCTTTAATTCGCTATTTCGAGTTAGACAAGTTATTAGAACTAAAGAAAGAGGAAGGTGATTGATATAGGTGAAATCCTAATACTAGATAAAACCAAAGCCGATACTCTCCTATCGCTTGGTTTCAAATATACAAAAAGAAATATTGACAATAAAGAAGTGTTTGTATTTATACAAACGAACGAATTGATGAAGGAACTTAACTCAAAATTTGATACAAAAGATTTTATTATTAATAGCGTGGTGTGCTTTTAGAGAGGTATATATTTTGAAAAGATATTTTTATTGCTATAGTAAACCATTAAAGGATTTTCTGTTAGATAATGGAGAGCGATATATTATCAAAGCTATTCATGAAAAAACAAAGAAGAAATATTGGTTATTTGAAGGAACTGAAAAAATAAACAAATTACTTGATGAGTGGAGATTAAGAAAAAAATAATCTTCACTCTTTTATTTTGGAGAAATATGTTATGGAGGTAATTATTTATGGCATTTAATAAAGAAACAGGTATGTATGAGGGATTCATATATTGTATTACAAACAAAGTTAATGGTAAAAAATATGTTGGTCAAACAAATACAACTATAGATTTTAGATTTCAACAACATCAATATAGAAGTACAAAAGCAAAATATACACAACCAATATATAGTGCATTTAAGAAATATGGAATAGATTCTTTTTCTGTAACAGAGGTTTACAAATTAGAATGTAAAACAAAAGAACAACTTGCAGAATTATTGAACGAAAAAGAAATATTTTTTATTGATAAATATAATTCTAAAGTTCCTAATGGATATAATGTCCTTAACGGTGGTAATGTAAATCCTACATATATTACTGCAATTCCAGTTTATCAATTTGATATTAATGGTAATTTAATATTTACATATAAATCAATTGCTGAATGTGTACATGCGATTGGGTTAAAAGGTGAAGTAGCATTAAGAAAACATATAAAAGAATTGACATCATATAAAGGATATTATTGGTCTTTTAGCAAAGATATTGATATTTCTAAATATAAATTTGTATATAGTACAAAATCAATTTATCAATATGATATGAAAGGAAATTTATTAAATAAATATATTTCTTCAAAATCAGTAGATATAAATACTATCTCTCCTTGTACTGTCCAGAGAGCATGTAGTAAAAAGCCACATTATGCAAAAGGCTATATTTGGTTATATAAAGATACTATCACACAAGAAGAAATAGATGATGCAAATATATATTTAAAAGATTTACAAATAAATATTGCAAAAAGAAAACCAGCTAAAGCTGGGTTTAATGACAATCCATTTACTAAACCTGTATATCAATTTACCCTTGAAGGAAATTTTGTTAAGAGGTGGGATTCTATCTCAGAAGCAAGTTTATTTATTAGTAATGGTAAAAGCACAGGAAGGTTAGCATCTGTTTTGTCTGGAACATCATCTCAATCACATGGTTATTTGTGGAGTTATTCAGAAAATCCACCTGAAAAATATAAAACACGAATAGAAAAGTTTGGTAAGAAAGTTAATCAATATGATTTAGATTTTAATTATATTACTACTTTTGATAGTGTAATTGAAGCATCATTAAGTGTTGGTTCTAATTTTTATCAATCAATAAGCCATTGTTGCCAAGGGATTACACATCATTCTTTTGGATATATATGGAGATACGTTGGAGAAAATGATGATAATCCATATTTATATTATGAAAAAATGGGTTATATGCAACCAGTAGATATGTTTGATTTGAATGGAAAATATATTGATTCTTATGATGATATGATACATATTTCAGATAATTATAATCCTTCATTCATATTGAGATGTTGTAAAGGAAAACTTAAAAAAGCATATAATCACATTTGGAAATTTAATAAAGATATAAAAGAGAGTGCTTAAATGTACTCTTTTTATTATGCTTTTTTTCAGGAAGGAGGACAAGACATTAATTGAGTAAACAAAACTTAAAAAATATTGAAATGACTGCAAAATTTTCTAATTTTGAAGTCTTAAATGAAGATTTTACACGTTGTAGATGTAGTATTTTTTATACAGGTCGTAACAGAAACTATTCTGATATTACTGAAGCTGCATTGGATAAATTTATCTCTCGCAAAGGATATGCAAACATTCCTGTGGTGGCGCATCTCATGAAAGATGATGACGGAAATTTCTACGTGGGATCGCATGATAGAAAAATAATTCTTAGCAATGAAGGAATTGATTTTATTGATGAAACAATTCCTTACGGTGTAATTCCAGAAGATTGTAATCCATCAAAAGATTTAATTACAGAAAAGTCAGGAATGCAGAGAAAATATTTTTCCGTTGATGTTATTTTATGGTCACATCGGTATCCAATTATGGAAGCATCATACAACGATGAAATTTATTTCAATCAATCAATGGAAATAGTGTTTGACTCATGTGAAACGGATTCTGACGGTTATGTTATTGTTCATGATTTTCATATGTCTGCGTTATGTCTCTTAAATAAACGTGACAGTTCAGGTACTGATGGAAATAACAAAAATCAAGAGCCATGTTTTGAATCTTCACAAGTCAAGAAATTTTCTATTAATGAATCCAAATTCAAACAGAACTTTGAACTAATGTTAGAAAAATTAAAACAGTATGAATCAGATGGTACTACTACCACTGTTCAAAATAATGCAACAAATAACAATCCACATATGGAAGGAGAAAACAAAATGGATTTTGCAAAAATCGCAGAACTTCTTTCAAAAAGTGATGATAGTTGTAAATACAGACTTCTGAATGTAACAGAGAAAAAAGTATTTGCTTTAGATTTAGCAGATTACAAACCATATGCTTTTGATTATGCTGTTACAAAAACTAAAGATGTTGAGTCTATTGTCATTGATTTTGAAAGTAAAACAGAAATGTCTTTATCTGCTACTGACAAAATTGTAAATGAAAATTTTGATGAGTTCAGTATTAAAAACGAGATTGACACCGTTAAAGAAGACTATGCCAAAGGTCTAATTACTGAAAACACAAAGAAGATAAGTGAATCTCTTAGTAAAGAATTTAAGCAAGACTATGACAAACTAAAAGAATCTTATGATACTTTGTCTGAATCTTATAAACTGGCTGCTGATAAACTGGCTGTTTTTGAAAAAAAAGAAGCTGAATCGAAGGAAAAAGCTCACAAAGAAGAGATTGATAATTTGGTTAATACATATGCAGAAAAATTAGGAAAATATTCTAAATTCCTTGTGTATAAGGCTCAGATTGAAGAACATTATTCCAAGTCTGTAGACGAAGTAAGACAGGATCTAATCTTCATGGCTGGTAACTACCTCACTAGCCAGGAAAATTCTTTAAAAAGAAATTTCTCTTACACCCCTACTGAAGCAGGTGTTAATGGTAAGAGAAACGAAACCACAAATAACAAATATGGTCATTTACTTGACAAATATATTAAATAACTAGGAGGAATTTTAGAATGGATAGAAAAACTTATATGACTGTTGAAACCACAAATCTGAATGGTTGCTCTTGCTTTTCTTTACAGTCTGATGCAGATGTAGAGAATGGTGCAATTGTAGGCAAAGGCGATTTAGTTACTGGTGAAAAGAGCGTTTATGCAGCACTTGATACTTATACAGAAGATGCTATGTATTTAGTTGCACATCCAGCATGGTCTTACAAAAACGGTTCTAAGACCGATCAGAACGAAGAGAATTTTATCAATAAAGCAGGTATTGCTTTTAGAGCATATGAACTGAAAAAGGACAGGAAGTACAAGGTTAGTAACTTACCTAGCACTGTTACTCTTGAAAAAGGAGATTTTGTAGAGTTTAAGGACGGTGCATATGCGAAAGCTGCTTCTGATACAAAATTAAAAGTTGTTGATGTTGAAGAAATTGGATTTCCATATTGCATTGGTTCCGCCGGTGTAGTAATTACTGGTGATTCTACAAATGAATATGGATATGCAATTGACACAAGAAATGTTAAATACACTATCGAAGTACAGTAATAATTTAAGGAGGAATACATAAATGGGTAATTATTTAAAAGATTTGACTACATTGATGAATGACAGTCTCACAAACAAGGTTGCTCTGTTTAATGCAGAGGCTTCTAAATATACTGATCAGGCGATTAGGGAAGCATTCTTTGAAATTCTTGGTGAAGATAAACTTACTTGGCAGAATTTCAGAAATCACAAGAATGAAATTTATACAGTAATTGAAACTGTACTTTCTATTAATCTTCCTACCGCATGGGAAAATTCCAGATTCTATGACCAGTTTGTAGAAGTAAAGAATGGTGCATTAGGTGATAAGAATGAATTTGTTGTTGAGGATAATTCAATCCTTGTTGCTTCTCGTTTCTCTGGTAATCATTGGGATACTGACCGTCAGAAGTTACAGGGCAAGAAATCTTTCTCTGTATCTACTGAATGGATTTATCTGAGAGTTTATGACGAACTCGAAAGATTCCTAAAGGGTACTATTACTCTTCCTGAGATGATTGCAAAGTTACAGAAAGGCTTCCAGAATGAAATTGATTCCAGAATCTATGCTTCCTTCAATGGTATCGGCACTTATCTTCCATCTGCCTTCCAGGAAAAAGGCTCTTATGACAGAGGACTTATGAATGACCTGATCCAGAGGGTACAGATTGCATCTCAGAAGGAAGTTGTTCTTGCTGGTACTAGAACTGCCCTAGCAAATATCTCCGAAGGAATCAATACTGCATGGATTGCGGATTCTCAGAAAGAGGAACTTGCTACCACTGGTGTTGTTGTTGAAAACATTGGTCTACCTGCAAAAGCTGTTATGATTCCTCAGACATTCCTTAGAGGTACATATGACTTTAAGGTTGATAACAATGTAATCCATGTATTGCCTGCAAATTCAAAACTTGTAAAACTCTTCTATGAAGGTGACGTTCGTGCAAGAGATTTGTCTGAACAGGATACACATGATCAAACTGTAGACAGTCAGGTACAGGTAAAATTGGGAACAGGCGTTGTTTGTGATAATCTTACTGGTCGATATGAAATTGTCTAATCAATAGAAGTAAATAAAATATACTAAAATTCGCTCACCTAACAATAGGTGATTTTTTATTGCATATTTTAGGTGAGCATTTGATAGAGGTATATATGAATGATAAAGAAAACAACATAAATACAAAGCATAGAGTTCCTTTTGACAGAGAATATGTAACAAGCTATAGATCAGAAGTCAAGTGGTTAGCAGGCCACGGAATCCGATATGAATTTGTTAAAGAAATAAATACTATTTCAATATACAAATATAAAAAGAATTCTGCTCTATATTTTGCGCTAGGTGAATTCTATAAGTCTTTGGAAAGCAGAAATGTAAAAGATTTGGAGGAAAAGAACTAATGAATTATGAAAATATGTCATTAGATGAGTTAAAAGAATACGCAAAGCAACTGGATATTAAAGTAGGAAATATTGGGAAAGAAAAACTCATTGAAAAAATTAAGGTTGTTGAAAATAATAAAACGGCTATTTCCGCTGTAATCGAAGATGATGATTTAGAGGCAACTGATCCAGTTCCTACTATTACACAACAGGAAGAAAAGAAAGAATCTCTTTTAGATTCCATTACATCTGCAATTGATGATTTGGACGAATCCGTTGATACTGGTATTAATTCAAATATTGAAGACTTACCTATTGATACTGTGATTCCCGTTAAATCTATTACATTCGGTGGATTAACATATAAATCTCGTACAAATAATGCAATTTTCAGATGGAATCAAATCGGTGCTATTGAATATATGACTGTTGCGGATTTGAATGAAATGAACAATTATAAGAGAGATTTCTTAAATAGACCATTGGTTATCCTTATGGATGAGCGGGCAATCAAGAAATTCAGACTCACTTCAGTATATGAAAACGTTGCAAAAATCAATAATCTCAAACAGGTATTTGCATCTGATATGGGTACAATTGAAAGAACTATTGACACTGCATTACAGGTTAATATGAGAGATATTCTTGTGTCGAAAGTAAGTCAGATGATTAAAAACAAAACGCTTGTAGACATTAATGTTATTCGTCTATTAAGCAAGCGTTTATCATACGATTTTGAAGAGATTTTGGAGCAGTAAAAAAGGCAGGTGATACATATGGCTAATACTACATATAGGGAACTTGCTGATGCTGTTTTTAATAAGATAAAGGATGTGGATTTTGCAAGCATAAATGAAGAAATTGCCTATCAGATAGTTATTGGTTATATGCGTCCTGCCATCGTTTCGTATCAATCAGCGAAGCAAGATCTATCTGACAGAGATGACGAACTTGAACAATTTAATTTCGTTCTCAAGGATGATACATTTATCATTCTAGTAAATTACATTGTTATCGAATTGCTCAATGCAAATTTCATTTTGACCTCTTCTGCTCTA